GGATTTTATTGCGAAGACTCTTAGAAAATACCCAGGGATAACTAAGGCTGCAGCTGAAGAGATATATAAGAATACCAAAAGAAAATACCTACTTACTGGAACTATTGGAGGAGCGGTTGCAGGTGGAGGTGCTGGATTATTAATAGGTAGTAAATTTAGAAAGAAACCTAATACCCAACAACCTCAGCCACAACAAAACCACGCTCCAGTTCAACAAACCCAGCCAAGTAAGAAAGAGAGTCCTTTAAATGGATTGAATGGATTAGCAAACTCTGAGAGACAAGTTCATGAGGTTGGTAACAATTTAGATTCTCACAAAGTTAATGTAGGTAGAAGCATAGTTGAGAGACATAACGACGCTGCTAACAAGATTAACGAAGCCATGGATAGAATTAAAAAGAATGGCGAGAGAATAAATAGAACTAACAAAACCCAAGCTGATGTTGGTAAGATAATTAAGGAGAATAGTAGGGCTATGGGTATTGGAAATAAGGAGGTGGCTTTAGATACTAGCAATGTTAAGGAGACTAAGAATACCAAAGCACTAGATGACTTAATTAAGCGAATGGGAGGCAACCCTAATAATAAAACAAATAATGATGGAAGAAGCAACTCAGAAAATCTTGACGATATGATGAGAAGTATGGGAGTAGATCCATCAAAAGTAGGTAATGACGGTAAGACTTCTGCTCAAAAGCTGGACGAATTGAATAAGTTACTAGAAAATATGTAGAGTTATGGGAATATTAATTAGTACGAGACAGTTTGGGCTTATATCTTGGTTGACTTCCGGCAAATATAGAGATCCTAAGTTGGAGAGCATGTTGGCCACTGAACTAGGTAATTACATAACTAGTGGAGCAATTGCTGAATTTAAGGGAATAGGTAAGGAATTATTTTTAACTATTACAATCCAGCCAAAATCCAGCCCTACTTGGAAAGTCATCCCTTCATATTACTTCAATTACCAAACTAACACATACTCAATGCAAAGTTGTAAAATAGTTGTTGGAGGAGGTTTGACTGTAGAAGGCGTTACTAATGCAAATGCTGACACAAAACTCTCTAATCTGCTAAATCAATCCGAAATAATCGCAGTAAAGAAGTTCTTAAATGGAGATGCGACTAATCTTATTCCAAGCCGTCTTATGGAACTCACTAAGGAATATCTAGGTTCATTCTTAGCTACGAGACACTTAAAGCCAAACAATAATAGTAACGACAATGTAGATGATATTCAAAGATTCTACAATAACGTGATAAGTAACTATAAAAGATATCCAATAAAAGGTTATAGATTAAGTATAAGTAAATTCACAAAAGATGAGTTAGTTATTTCACTAGATATTAAGCTCGGATCGACGAAACTACTACCAACCTATACTATAAACCCAACTACTTATCAAACCCAGATGACAGACTGTAGTATCAAAGCTGGAGCAGAAGGAGATATCGTAGAAAATGTAACTCCTCAAAACTGGCTAAAGAGATTGAAAGAGGAAGAGGATAGTTATGTGACTAATGAGTACGATGAATACACTACGCTCTACCAGACGCTGAATGGGGATAAATACGGAAAGCGGGATTTAAAGGATATGGATAAGTTTTTCAAGCAAGACTACAATAAAACTATACCAACATTCTTAATAAACACATTCAAACAATATAAACAAGAGAGGGGACTATAATAATCTCCTCCTAATTAAAAATGAATAAAGTGAAAAGACCTACAACTAGAAAGGAAGTATTTTTCATATCAACTGAAGATCTAGATGGACAAACTTTGATTCCTAGAGTCCCTAAAAACTTTCTAACAGAGCGGGGATATGAAGATAATACAACTAAGAGGGTGTGCCTTTCAACTTCAATAATGGGATGTTTAGCTGCTATGAGTGCGAACATCTTAGGTAGAGTCTATAATGTGTACAAAGTAATAGCTAATGTATATAAACCTACTACAGAAGAAGTTCCAGATTGCGAAATAACAGATGAGGTTTGGAGTTTAGAGCCAGTTAAATTAGATTATCAGTATTCCATTAAAGTAGTAGGTTCTGATGATAAAGAATATAAGTATAGAACCAAAGACTTCGAAGCTACTATGTATAAGTGGAGGTATGAGAAGCTGAGTAAAAAGGGATTACTTATAGGAACAAATAAAAATAAGAAATAAATATGGGAGAAGTACTACTATTATCTGAGCTTAAGAGAAAAATAGACTTGAGGTCCTCTCTTCTAATGCTACCTTCTGTGGATGAATTATTGTCTATAGTAGGGACTCAGAATCCAGATGAGCAGAGGGTGGAGCTGTATTCAGTGGCTTTAGAGAAGTGGCATTATCAAGTACCTCTCATCAGATTAAATAAAGTAAAAATTAATAACGACCCACATAAATTTATAAACACTTTTAACGCATATGCTAGGAATCCGAATACTATGTGCATTTCAGAGGTTGAACTTATACCGACTAGAGTATGGTCACTTAATGGTATTTTAGGTTCATCTCGTAATTGGATATATCAGGATGGTTTCTTATCAGGAGTTTCAGAAGGAGAATATCTAATGAATGCTACCTATATGAGACCTATGTATGTTAACTATTTACAACCAACCGGGGAATTAGATCCTAAGAGTTGTATTGGTTTTATAGAGGAAAGACATGTAAGTAAGTTTGTAGACGCTTGCCTTATGGAGACTTTACAATTTATATCTCAACTAAGGAAGAACTTTGAATACCCAGATGTACCTGTTCAGATGTTTAATGGTATAGATGAGGCTAGTTCAATGATACAGACGAGTTTAGATCAGTTTTATATGGGATTAACACACGGTAAGATTTATGTGTAACTAAAGATAGACAATTAAGATGAAAATAGAAGTAAGATTGTTTCCTCTAGATACTCCTGCAGCTGATGGTTCTATTATACCTAAGCAGAGTTTTCTAGAGTACCAAAATACACCACGATATAAAGAGAGAAAACAGAATAGAAACTTTTACGGAGGGAGTACACACTTAAATAGAAACCAATCCAGAAAAGAATCTACAGGAGGAGTTGTTGGAGAAGGAGATGAACTATTATACTCTGGAAACATCACTCACATTATAGATGATTACTTTATTAGAAGACACTCAGATGGGATTGAATACGTCCACGCTACAGCAGAAGTAATGGATGACCCAGAAGAGTATGAAGGAAAAAGTAAAGAGTTAATCAAAACACTTACACGACTACTTAGAAGAGGAGTTCAGCTTCCAGTATCTGTAGTTATTTCAGCTGTATGGAAAAATGATATAGCAGTTAGAATTAAGGATATTTTAGGATTTGACTTCACTCTTTCACCAGGTTATAATAAGGCAAGTATAGTCGATATTTCTTATGAGTAGTGATTTAAAAGCTATTCTAATTGGCGTAGCGGCTAGTAAAATATTAGACAGACTCACAAGAAAGGAAGAACCTGATAGATATAGATTTCAGATAAGGTTTGATAAGAGAGGTCATAATTACGTCTACCATATGCTTTTTAGAACACGAAAGAGAGCCCACGAGGTAGCAAATGAATTATCTCAAAGAGTGGGTTATAGTAATGTAGTCGTTGAACAAATAGATTAAAAACTCATGGGAATAATTATAGTGAAACATTTTAGCGACTATAGAGATGAACACGCTTACTATGGAAAAAGAGATGGTAAGAAGTGGGGAGCTATAGCGGGTGCTGGTGCTGGTGCTGCGATAGGGAGGAAACTTGGAGGTAAGTCAACCACAGGTCAAGCAATAGGTGCATTAGCAGGAGGAGCTATAGGTGGTGTTGGAGGTTTTATAGCTGGAAGTAAGATAGGAAAGAAAATAGGTAGGAAACTAGGAAGAGGATCAGAAAAGAAGAGATTTGAAGTTACCTACACAGACCCACAAACAGGAATGGATAGACATAAGAGATTTGACTTCATACAAGAGGCTCAGATTTTCCATAGACAACATCCTGGCTCTAGAATTTCAGATCTTCACCATCAGCCTCAACAACCTAATTACACGGACGAAGACTGGTCATGATTTAAATAAGCGGAGTGGTTTGAGATATAGCCCTCCCAAAATGAAAATGAATATATGAACACACTAGTAGTAAACGGATTAAAGATAACCACTTCACTCTCTTATATTAAATTCATAGAGGCGGGTGTTACTCAAGTTGAAGAGGATATACCAAATTCAGTACTAGTTATTTTCTTCACTAAAGGAGCTAAAAACACTGAGTTACCTTTTGAAGTAATTATAGAGGGGGAGCTTAAGGAGTCAGACTTACTTTCAACTTATAATCCACAAAACAAAATAAACAACCTAAATATAAAGAAGCTGGTAGTTAATGAGTATATATTAAACCAGACTATTTTTACAGATTTAGACAAAAGTTATGCCCTTTATAATGAAGAGAGGTGTGACTTATTTATAAACCAGAATATAGAGTACAAAGATTATATAACACTACTTAAATCAATACCTTTCTTAGAGATAATTGAAGGGGAAGATGACGTAGTACTAGCTAATATAACGAACTGCTTAATGGGTAGGAGGAGACTTAATTATATCTTCCCAAACCATCGAGCATTTAAGTACAAAGACACCTATACTAATTATGTCATCGATGAACCTCTAGTTATGTACCAAGTTAAAAAGGTAGTTCTAGAGCAGTTGTATGATCATGGTTTCGAGTCCTTAAAGTTAGATGACCAGGATGAATTAGTAGAGGTTCCTGATGTACTAAGTTACTCTATTCAAAATGCCGATTACAACCCAATAGCTAAAAGAGTTACTCCACTACTAAAAAGACATACAGATGCAAACTTGTCTATAGAGTGGAAATTAAAATCAACAACTCTCTCTAAAGCTATGGACATAAAGAACCGGTATAGAAACTTAGAGATTATTTCCAACTTGACTTCTATTAACGTATTTGACTATAACAACAATCCATTTAAGGTAGCTATAGTATGGGAGGATATATCAGGTCAATTAGGAGATAAAAGTGCGGTTACAGATGAGGAAAACAATTACTACCATCAGCTATACTTTAATTGTAGAGTCCACTTTGATATTATAATGGATAACTGCAAACCGTCTGATGTAGTAATCTCTAAAATAACCAATCTAGTAAAATTCAAGGAAGTAAACCTAAAAGAAATGAATGCTGTGGATAGCGATACCGTATTCAGTTTAAAGTATAAGGATTACGACCGCATAGTGAAAATATTAAGTAAACAACCAGAAACAAAAGAAATTCAATAATGAGCCAAGTGTTTGAACCATTTGTAGAGTCCAGAATTCAAGCTGCGACAACTACAGACACATCAGGATATCAGAACGGGAAGATAGTAGTAGCTGCTCCCTTAGTTTCTGACCACGGCCCTTACGGCATAACAATGATAAATAACCAAAGAGAACTCCTCAGAAAATATAGACCAGATGGAGCGAATTATTTGGTTTCAGATTTAGATAGTACATTCTTCCATATTTACGCTATGCTTGCTCACAGTTCAGTATTAGTAACAAGAGTAGGTAGTTCTATGGAGGAAGCTGTAACTAAAATGTATAATGCAGACCAAGGAGCGTTCAGTTATACAAAGCTTTTCGGAAATAAAATGGTAGTAGATTATAAAGGTTCTATTGCTGTTGGAGATAACGGAAAGTCTTATTTAGTAGATGGAAAAGATAGAATACTAGATACAATAGCTGCAGTTAAAGTAGGAGCGGTATCAGTTCAAAGTTTAGATTTCCAAGAGAAGATTAGCAAATTAATTAACGGATTAGAGGATTCATCAGTTTACCTTTACGGATATAAGTATGGAGAGAATAATGAACTAACTCTTTACCTAGCTTATAAGTACCATGCAAATGTAAACGAATTCATTAAAACTACGCTGGGGCTTGCTAATACAGATGGACTACCTACAGCACCTAAGTTAACGATTGATGATAAATATAGATTGTTACTTAAGGCTACAGCTCCGGTAGGTTCAGCAATTACAAATACTACATCTACACCGCTTAAATTCTTGATTAACTCTATTGACCCAACTAACAAGAGATTCATTCTAAAAGTTAATTCTCAGTTAGATGCAGGTTCAGAATTTACAATAGCAGACGTAACAAGAACAGAGGTTAAACTTGCTCCGGCTCCAGTAGGGGTTTCAGCAATAAGTAATGGATTAAAACTAGAAGGAGATCCACAGACAGATGAAAAAGTCCTTATAAGTAATCCAGATAGAGTTTTCGCATTTTCAGACCCAGTTAGAGCAGAGTTCGAAAAATTAGGAGGAAATGCAGCACCAGTAGATGGAGAAAGAAGCGCAAAAGTACAGAGAGCTATTTTAGATTTATTAGAGTATGATGAAGGGTATAGAATTGACTTTGTGTGGGATGCTGGGGAAGGTGAAGTTGGTCTACAGTCAGTAATGAACTCAGTAGCAGCAGAACTTAAAGCATTGGCACTACACTCAGTTAAAACTACAAACCATTCAACAGTAGATGCTATAGTAAATGAGTATAAACAATCTAATTCATTCAACTCTTACAAACTAGCTCCTTACATGAAATACAACTTTGGGATTAAGACACTAGAGCTTTCTCCTTGTATTGAGTATGTTGAAGCTATTGTAAGAAATAAGTCAGCTAATTCAGAGTTCGCACCGGTATTTGGAATTGTTAATGGTCAAGTATCTGTAGGTGAATTAGTAGCTCAATTTAAGAAGACTGATAGAGAGAAATTCTTAGCTGGACAAATAAACACCATCAAGTTCGATAAGTTTAGAGGTATTTCTTCAATTAATGACTGTAGAACTGGAGAGGGTGGTCAGAGTTTATTTAATGAAGAATGGATTGTAAGAATGGCTAATAGAATAGGTTGGGATTTAGACTTCCTTCTTGAGCAATTCTTAGGTAGATACGATGTTGAGAGTACAGCTTTTGACGTTAAGGCTACAATCGATTACTACATGAAAACTACTATTATGAACCAGACTTATGCACCTGAGAAATATGACGTTGTGGTGGATAAATCTAATAACGTTTGGGGTGATGGTGAATTAATGGTAGAAGTAAATATATATGTTGGTAGAGCGCTTAGAAAGATTACGGTTGTGTCCAAGATGCTTCCATTATCTACACTAACGTCAAACTAAGCCAACATTGCTTTCATAATTGTTGTGATTTTTTATTAAGTTCGTGTCGCAGGGGGATTTTGAATAGATCTCCCTCGGCCAACCCATAAATGAATAAAAGTATGAGTGAGACAGTTGTAAATAATGACTTTGTAAATAGAGCCCATGAAATGACAGTGAGGTTCTTCAAGATAATGTACAAGAGCTTTCCTTTTTATATGAAACTTTACGGGACTCTTTGCACAGTAGAACGCTTACTTAGAAATAAAGATAATAAAGATAGAGTAAAGCTTCCTTCCAGAGACCAAATGATAAACCAGACTTACGGAAAGGTAGCTACTCATGATGATTTAGATAGAGATTCTGAATGGCAAACTTTTACAGAGACCTTCATTATCAACAAGTCACACGCTCAGAAATACTACAATAACCAGAGTGATGAGGTAATGATCTACTTTAACCAGAATATACTTGATTTAGGAGATAAGGTGAGTTTTAATAGATTCGGAAAGACTTACTCCTTTATAGTGAATGATGTTACAGCTTATGAGGACGTTATTTTTGAGTATAGATTAATCGGAATAAAGGATCACGTCTCTAGTATGAATGAGCAGGAAATAAAGAAAGAAGATAAACTTGAACTACCAACAAATGAGCAGGGTACAGATACGCCAACAGTTAAGGTAGTTAGAGGATTCAAAAACAGGAAATAATTATGTCGTTACTTAGTGATTTACAATTAGGCAAGGGGTATAGTGGAGCAAAAGATACTATAACCAAAATACTCTCACCTCTTAGACACCTTAGTGGAACTGTTGGAGATATAGGGAGAGCTGCACAAGCCTTAAAGATGCTGCCTAACCAGATAAGAACTAAATCAGACATGGTTCAAGTTAAGGCTACTCTTAGGGCTCTGAATCAAGTGTTAAAGAATAGCAAGATATCAGAGTTTTTAAATAAGCTAGAAAATGCAGTAGGGAATTCGATAGTGGGAGTCTTCAATCCTTATATCGATACCAGAACAAAGGTAAAGGTCGAGTATGATAAGAATAAGGTAGTTCAAATTGTTAATGGGATTAGAGCTACAAGAGATGCTAGAGTTGCTGCTGAAGTTCAAAATATGTTAATCTCGGGTGCAGCCTTCACAGATGTAGTAAAAATATTAGATAGAGTAAGGGAGAATGATCCTAAATGGGGACTAGGGAATATACTATCACTTTTACCTCAGAATTTATTAGCTCAGTTTGCTCCCAAGTTTCTAGGTGCTTATAAGACTGCTGATGAGTTTTTAGGAATTTCAAAGGGGATACAGAATTTAGTAGAAGGAAAGTCTTGGAATGGGGGACCTAAAATGCCTAAGAAGAAACAAACAGGGGGAATAGCTAACAGTACAACTTGGAACTCAGCAACTAGCATAGACAAGTATAAAAATATGTTAGAGCAAGCTGGTATAGATGCGGCTAACTTAAAGACTGACTTTGAGACTCCAGTACCTGTAGATGCTTTAGGTTATGATAAGGAAACTGACACATTTAAGAACCCTTTTACTGATGACGGAGATGTAGCGCATAGTGTTAACTCAAGTAATCAGAAAGTATTAGCTGCTACTATTGAAAACATAAACCCAGCCCCATTTGAAGGTTATTTTAGATCAAGATTAGGAAGACTGGAACTTGCATCAACTCACCTTTGGGATGTACAAATAAAACCAATGGGAACAGGAGTGCCGGTACTTGAGATGAGGGATATAGATGTTCTTCCGATTACAAACTGGTCACTAGATGCAGGACAGACTTTATCGGATTCAATGGAGATGTTTGGGGGAAGTTCAATTACAATCCCTACAACTAAGAAGATAGATATGAGATTTGAGGCGACCTTTGTAGAGGATTCAACTTATTCAGTAAAGGCGTGGCTCTCAAAGTATAAAAAGTTCATGTTCTATAAAAACCGAGTAAGACCTTATAAAGAATGCTGCTCAATAATAGGGATATGGCTTCTTGATGTGGACTTAAAAGAGTTATACTATCAAGCTTACATAGGCTACCCAATAGATATGACTGAAGGTTTAGAAGGGGAATCATCACACTCTCCTATCAACAAAACTGTAACCTTCTCTATAGTAGGTCAATTAAGTTCTGATGAGTTCTATGAGCAGATTCAGCGTAAAGGACACGGAAGACATTGGGATAAAGATAAACTTAATACAAGATACGTAACTAATTTCAATAAAGACAAAGTAGTATCCATATTAAAAGAGTCTGACCAATCTAAAGCATATACGAGACGATTTAGAAAGGAGACTAGAGATAAAGATGGTAATCCACAGACTCCAGATAAGAGTTCACCAAAATCTGTAGGTAAGAGTAAGAAAGGGGCTAAGTCAAGTACTAAGGGCAAGCAACCAGCTAAAAGGGCAACAACAAGCCAGCCAAAACCTAAAAAGAAGAAGTAATTAGATGAGTATAATAAAGATTAATTCAGTAGGTATAACTCCACCACAACAACCAGAATTAGGAGTAGTAATAGGAGTTGTAGTTCCGTCTTCATCAGGCAGAGATTACCCTACAATTTACTTTGATTACGATACTTTTAAGAGGGAGTTTGATGATGGAGTAACGAGCTTAGCTAAGTATAAGTTTTTGTTTGAGAAGGGGTATCAAGTGGCAGCAGTAAGGGTAAATAAAGATGAGCCTAACTTTGCTACTTTAAGAATCTCAGACCCAGTTTACACAGACTTAATAGCTACTCACCCTCAATACTTAGATTCAATGCCTGTAGATCGAACTTTAAATAAGGACAAAACTCTAGAGGATGTTGAGATCAGTGATTTTACCAATGTGTTCAGGTTTAATTACGGGGACTTAACCAAACTAAACGCAGCTAAGGACTATATACTAATACCTTCCGGACTTAACCCAGAGAACGCCTCACTTACACTTATAACTTTTGAGGATGGTGTGCATGGGATAACAGGAACAGAAGCTTTTGGGCCCAATGTAGTTAGGACAGCAGTGAACATTCAAAATAAAACCACAGCTCAAATTAGAGAAGGTATTAAGAATGTTATCGAAGCCTACACCCAGTATAAAGTAATGCCGGGACAGGAAGAGGAGGATTTTGATATGTTCTACCAGTTTATATTTTCAGACGAGATAGAACAGTGGAACTTAACTCCGGGGACAATAGACATAGATATAGACTACAATGATAAGCTGGATGTCATAGCAAGTTATGCTTCTCCCTACAAGATAATGGACTTTGCATCTACTATCCCGGGGATCTTTGGAAACATGCTTAACATTCAGATCCAAGGGTTTAATTGTAAGGTATATTATGATGATGAACTTTTAGAGGATTATAACTTTTCATCAACAGAAGACTTATTCCTACAGCTAAAAGAAAATTCACCTTACATACTGCCCGTCCTTCATGATAGAGATAAGAATTTACCAGACGGGACTTACTTCTTTGATGGTGGATTTGTAGAAGCTGAGAAAACTACGGATGACTATTTAAGAGCTTTAGAGTTATTTGGAGATGAGGACATAGATATAGATTTCTTAAGTTATGATGAGTTCTTTGACCCTGAGCTTAGAATCTTATCCATGTTACACCAAGTCTCTGTGGAAAATCAGTTCTTAGTTCTTTTAAATAGGGATATAGCAAGGACTTATTCAAATACAACCAACATCTTTTATACTATAGGGACTTATGTTAGGAACGGAGTAGAACTGCCTACAAGTTACGCTTTCTTCGACCGGCTAACAACAGACTATGCAGGAGTTATAAAAGAGAAGATATACATAGAAAAACAATACACAGAAGAGGAATATCAGAAGTTTAAAGAAATAGGGATGAACCACATTAGATACGATGGTTACAATTATTATATTTCCTATTACTACAGCACAATAAACGAGAACCCAGCTTACAGGTTTAGTATGAATAGGGTACAGAGGAAGTTTAGAAGATTGCAGCAATTTTTAGGAACCAAGAAAACAGAACTTCACAGGTATATTCAGAAACTAACAACAGATTTAAGAGATGAGATTTACTTAATAGACGACATAGTGCTTACCCGATTTAACTATGATGATAAGATGGGTGCAGCAGAGATTCAACTAGAAGTAACTTTAAGTCAGATGATTAACGAGGTCTTGCTTTTAAATGTAATAATAAATCGAAATTAAAGAATAACAGAATAAAGATGGCATTAGATTTTTTAAAGTATCAGAAAATTGCAGAGAACGGGAGAGAATTCCTTAGAACAGATATATGGGAGTTTTCTTTTGTTGATAGACCTACCGGGGTTTACATGCCGCCAGATGAGAACCTTTTGATTAGATGTACTGACTTTAACGTGTCAATAGATAACTCAATAGATAGAATGGAAGCTCAAATTAGAGGGTTCACTATCTATCAGCCAGTTACTTCTAATAAGGCAGATGGTTCGTTTTCCATGAGATTTATAGATAGAGAAGATATGTCAATTCAGTATATGTTCAACGACTGGGCTGACAAAATCATGGAGAAAGAAACTAAGAAGACAGGAAGAAAACTAGACTTAACTTGTACGGTAATGCTTAAACAGTATAACACTCACAGACAAGTTATCAAGACTCTAGTATTCTATAACGCCTTCCCGACAACTGCTTCAGAAATGGGAGAATCTAGTTTTGGACAGGATGCAACAACAAACGGTGGAGAGTATGACATAGAATTCCAGTTCGAGTACTATGAAAGACAAAGAAATAGTGTTCCAATTACGGACGGGACAGCTTCATAACTAAAAATTTAAGAGTTAAACAGAGAGGTACTTGATTGGGCGTAAAAACTTGATTAAGTACCTTTTCTTTTTCAAATCACAACAAATCATGTATATAAGCAATCAAGAACTACCCAGCAAAGGATTATTTTCAAGGGAAGGTGGAACAAACATAGAAATTAAACCACTAACCTTCAAACAGCTGCTGGATTATATAGAAAATGTGGAGATAAACCCAATAGCTAAACTCAGAAAAGACCTTAATCTATTAGCCAGTACGGGAGTAGATTTGTATAAAGTGAGTCTGCTGGATATGGACTACCTAATCTTCATGCTAAAATCAATAACAATCTCAGATGACATAAAGTTTAATTCAAGTACTAAGTGTTATAGCTGTGATCAAATAACTCAATTCTCATTTAACTTATCTCAGATTCACTTTAAGGATTTTGACACAGAAGAAAACAGAATCCCAAGTAAAATAAACATAGGGGGAGAGATGAGAAAAATTAGAGTTCCTTCGATAGGTGAATTTTTGTCAGTGTTAGATACGATATACAAATTCAACCCAGAAGTAAAACTCGCACAGATTAAATTATACAGCCTCTTTGACGAATGGTTTGTGGATCCTACTAGAGTTCAGAATATGGTAGATAATGCAAATAGAGAGAGTGCTGCTAACTTAATATATTTGGATGATAGGTGTTTTGGTAGAATAGAACCGGTAGAGTGTAAGTGTGTAAATTGTGGTCAAGTACAACTAACAAATATAGACGTACTAACCATAACTGAAAACTTCTTTACCGACTTTCTCAGGCACTTCCGACCTAATGAATCTCAAGTACTTTTTGAATAAGATAGCCAGGTACGATAACATAGAGGATTACCTTTATTCTACTTGTGTTAAATTCTACGAGGACTATAAGAAGAGATTAAAAGAATCGGATGGGGTGGATTTAAGTTACCCTCAATTCAAGATTAATATGTGATAAAATACTATGCTAAAAGGATTATTTGGAAAAGGAGCTCTTAAGGGATTTGGAAACTGGATTAAGAGTGCTCTACCTAACGTCATTAAAGATACACTAATAGAAAGGGCTTTAGGTTCTCTCTTTGGTGGCGGAGGTGATTCAGGTGGAGGTGGCGGAGCAGAGATGCAGGCTACAATACAAGCAGGACCAGCCCAAGACCCTTCAGTTATGCGAAAAAGGTTAAGAGAAGTAAATGCTCAATACCTAAACACTAAGTCAGAGAGGGATAGAGAACTTAGAAAGCTAAACCTCGTTGAGACTAAGATAATGGCTAACAAACACACTAATGAGCCTTTTCCTAATGACAGTGATAGTTCTAATAGTGATAGTAATGTAGCTGAAATAGACATAAACCATGTAAATCCTCCATCAAACTCTCAAAGTAAAACAGGTTATGAAGATCAACTAAATGATGTAACTAACTTAAGTAATGCAGTAGGGGAGTTAAATGCGGCTAAGAATCAACAAAAAGCCTACAGCGACCCTGATGTAAACGGAGCTAGGATAAGTAAATTGGAATCTAAAGTTGATAAGTTAGACCAAGAATACAGATCCAAATACTTACTTAATAGAGGAGATAAACTTAAAAGTGCAGCTGCTGATATGATACCTGGAGTTAAACTTGGGTATAATGATGAAGCTACAGTCAGAGGGTTTAAAGTAATGAACAAAGAGCTCGAACTCCTAAGAATCAAACAAGCTGAGACTATCGTAAACATGCAAGCTGCTCTTCAAAATCAAGGGTATGCCGGTGGAGCTGGTCGTGGTGGTTCTGGAGGAGGTGGCGGCGGAGGTGGCTTCTTATCTGGTATCATGGGTTCTATAGTGTCCGGTTTAATGATGGAAGGAGCTATGACTCTAGGGGGAAAGCTCTTGGAGAAAGCTGGAGTAACTGGCTGGGCTAAGAATCAATGGACAAAACTTAAGAATGCTACTGGTCTCAATAAACTCATAGGTAAAGGAACTAAAGAGGCTGCTGAAGAATTAGGGGAAGAAGGAGCTAAGGCAGTTGCTAAAGGTACAGCTAAGGGTATGACTTCTGCTGCAGCTAAAGGAACCGCTGAGGCTGTAGAACAATCCGTAAAACAAGCCGCTAAAGGAGTAGGGAGAACAGGAGCAAGAGAGGCAGCAGAGAGAGCTATTCAAAGTGGAGTTAAAACAGCTGTAGGGAGAAAGGTAGCAGGAAGAGTTACTAAAGAAGTTGCAGAAGAAGCTGTTGAGATTGCAGGTAAGAAAGTAGCTCAAGCAGGATTAAGATCAGCAGGTACTAAGATTATAGGAAAGATTGGTCAAAAGCTAGGTCTTGGAGTACTAGGTAGAATCGCTAAGAAGATTGCAGTAAAGGCTGGACAAAAGTTAGCAGTAATGGCAACAGGTCCAGTAGGTCTAGCGATTAACGTAGGTATGCTTGCTTATGATTTATGGTCTATAGGTTCAGGGATTATTGATATTGAGATGATTATAGCTAGGTTCAAAGGTAATAAAATGGACAAGAGGTTATGGGCATCATTAGTTAACAAGAACCTTACACCTGAATTAGTTAAAGAAAAAGAGTGGGGACCTGACGAACTTACTTTGATTAGAGAGCTTCCAGATGTTATAAAAGAAGTCGATAAGAAAGAAGGGTATATGTTTATTATGTATATTGGAGTAGATGAGATTAAAGAACTTACTAAACCAATAGACATGACGGCCCTTGACGAGATAGACGACCAAATTAAAGCACATGAAGGAGGTGGAGATACGAGAGGGTTCTTTACTAAG